GCCTCAAGGTCTTGGAGCGATGCCATTAGCGTGCGCCCAGCGGTTGCGGGTTGAGGTATTTGTTCACTAGGGCGTCAATGTCGCCAGGGGATGTTTTGACGGCTGGAGTGTCCGGCGGGCCGGCCTTCACACCGTAGCGTGTTTCAATGCCCTTTCGCGCCTTGAGCATGAGGCGCTGAACCTCGTCGAGATTCGTGCGGAATTGGTCTTCAGACTGCACGCGGCTGAGGTTCTGCAACGACGATTGGAGCTTGGCGCCCTCCTTTTCACTGAGCGCCCCCGTCCCCTTCATTGCCGGGATTTGAGACATGAACGCCTGAGAGCCAAGAGTGTCGATCAACGAGATTGCATCGTTGGCCTCATCGCTCACGACGGCAGGCAAACGCCCCTGAATTGAGCCGATAACGCTATCAAGGCTCTTGTTTTGCTTGAGCCGGTCAACCGTGTTGAGAAGGTTGTCAATGCTGCTAGTAGCGCTTTCCACATCGGCGACCTTCGCGCGGGCCTTGTCGTCCATAGCCTGCTGAGTCTCTTGAATCTTCTGCTTCAATTCCTGCCGCTTCAGATCGTTGCTTTCGCGGTTGGCTGCGGCGTTCATGGCTGCAATGCGGTTCGCCTCTTTGCGGTAGCCAATCTCGCTCTTGATATTCTCGATGTTCCAGCCCTTGACTTCTAGTTCTTTCAGGGCTGCGCTTTCGGCGTACTTTGCGCCCACTTCGGCAGTCGTTGCCTTAGCTGCGGCCTCGCGCATGGCAGACGGCTGCAGCTCTGCGGCGCGCTGCTCAGCACCGAACTTGCCTAGCGTCTCGGCCGCATCCTTGCCGGTCGGGTTGACTGCAAGCATGGCCTGGATTTGTCCTAGCGCAAATTCCGGGTGTTCGGCCGCAAGCTTTGAATAGGCCCGCATGGCCTGCGAGTCCTGCGTAGGCTGACCGCCGTTTTGCTGCTCAAGCAAATCAGCGCGTTGTGCGAGTGCATCGGCTGCTAGTTGCGGCTTGCCAGACTTGATCGCGGCACCCCACTGCAGGAGGTCGGAGGCCAGCCCGCGCTGCTGTTCTGTGCTGCGCGTCGTCCATGCGCGCTGGTAAGCCTCCGACGATTTCGGGTCGAGCGTCATCAGCCTGGCGTAGTTGTCGGCAGTGGGGTTTTTGAAAACCTCTTGCTGTGCCTGCAAAAGCTGCTGCTGCGCTGCCAGCTGGGCCTGCTGCTGTTGCGCGAGCATGGCCTGTTTTTGTCGATCGTCGCGGATAGCCGCGCCAGCGGAATAGCCCTGCAATGCCGCTTGAAACGGGTCTTTTACGTCCACGGAATAGTTGATGGGGTCCATCAGAATTTAATCCCGCCAAGAAGTGAGCCAATGCCGCTAGCAAACGAGTTGTAGAGGTTGGATTGAATCTTCCCCTGCGCCAAAGCATTGCCGGCCAGGGCGGACCCCTGCTGCTGTAGCAGATTGGTGACGTTGTTTGTAGATGCCTGGCCGAAATTCCCCGTTTGCGTTGCCGCACCAAGCCCCATTGATGCAAGGCCGCCTAACTTGTTGTATTGGTCGTTTATGGTGGCAGACAAGAGGGCTGGGGAAAACTGCGCTAGTGCGGCTTGAGTGTTTCCGCCGCGCAAACCGCCAGTTGCCGATGCATTTTGGAGAATCGAGTTCTCGCCTTGCTGTAGGAGCGATGTGAACTGCGGGGAGTTTTGAAGAGCCTGAATCGCCTGCGCCTGCGCATCAGCGCCGCTTAGCCCAAGCAGCGTTTGCTGCTGGCCCAGTGCACCAGTTCCGCCAGTTACATATGGCTGCAGGAGCGCTTGGATAGCGTCGAATTGCCGACGGTTTTCGGCAATGCCGGCCTCAGTAGAGGCGACTTGCGCCGCTGAAGCGCTATCCGCAGCCTTCGATTGCGAGCGCGACGAAAGAATCCCGCCAACAAGGCCGAGCCCGCCAGTAACTAGTGTTTCAATGCCCATAAGCCCTCACAAACACCCCGGGGCGTTCTTCTTTGAATCCGAGACGGGACACAAAATCCCGGCCGTCTTGCGTTTCTGCGCGAGTCATTGCAAACCCGTGCTTTTGGGCAACGGAATCAATGAGCGCAATGAATTTGCGGGAGAACCAGCGCCCAAAACCTTCGGGGTTGACGCAAGCATGCATTTCCGGGCCGTGGACGAGAACCGCGCCGACAAGGCGGCCATCAACCTCAACGGGATGGCACTCGCACGCGGAGACAGCGGCGTCGAACTCATCCAGAGTGATGCCGCCTAGCCTGGCTTTTGCTGAGTTGTACGCCGCCTCGATCATCAATCGCCGGTCCATATGCCCTCGCGGGTGTATGAGCTGCCGGCTTGCTCGTCTACTCAGCGTAGTCGCGCGCATTATGGCAGCGCGCAAGCCTTTTGGGAATCAGTTGGTGATTTCCGCCCCGCTCACTGCAATAGTGAGGCCTAGCGCACTGCCGCCAGCCCAAAGTGATCCGCCCACTTCGATAGCCTGGCCAATGACTTCTGGGCACAGATAAGACTCATTCGCGCCCAATCGGCGGCTGACAATCAGCTTATTGCTTGCGCCAGCAGAACCGCCAGGAGGCACGATATACATCGTCAAGATAAGCTCGCCCGCCGTCGTGTTTGCGACCGTGCAGGCATCAATTCGAGAGCGAGTAACCGGAGAGGCGACCGCGTAAAGCGATGTATCTGCAGCCGGCAAAGCTTGCGGCAGCACGAGTGTTTTGTAGGTCGTTGCCATGGCTACTGTTGAATTTGATGGATTGACATGACGCAGGATGGCGCGGCGGGGGCAAATGCCGTTGACGCCACTGCAGACAGTGTAACGTTTGTGCTATCGGCCGCCCACATGAGTTCTATATAGTCGCCAGCGGCAACGCTCTCAAAAACAGACCTACTTTGCGTTGTGATCGCCGTTGCGCTTTCTAGTGACAGTTTCAGCGAAGAGTTTGCGATATCTGCTCCGTTTTTGCGCAACCATACCCAAACGTTTTTGACGGACGCAGAACCGCTGACAAGCTGAACGCTGAACGAAAACGAGTAAAGGCCAGCGTTTGCAATAACAAGCCTAGATGCGGGAGAACCGATGCTGATGCCGTTCGCAGTGCTTGCGGAATCGAAAGTGATCGTGTAGGCGGTATTTATTGCCGCTGGCGTTTGGTTAGTGGTTTTGTTAAACCTGCCGTAGTGTTTAGTTTGCTCAAGGATTGGTCGAACAAAAATCTCGCCAGCGGTCGAGCTGATGACGCTAGCGACTCCAATCGGGATTGCAAACTGCGGGGCCGTTGGCTTGGTTGACGTGATCGCGCCGGGAGTTGTTGGCGATGCGTAAAGCAGCGCCCCAGCGGTGAACGCCGATGTATCAATGCCACGCACAAAGCCAAATGCCGTGACGCGACCAATCGAACCATTGGGGATGTTTTGCGTTGCAACGCCGCCAAGATAACCGATTGGCATAGTGCCATCGGCAATGTATTTGACCCCGATTGGGACCCCAGAAGAAACACCTCCAAACCCAAGAACAGTGCCGTTTGTAATTGTGGCGCCGGATGTATTGATGACGCGAATGTACGACTCAAGCCCGATTTGTTGGGTAACGCCGTCAAGGTGGTGCAGGTTGATAGTGTCATCAACATCATTCCAAACCATCCGGCGCGGCACCTCAGCGTGGGGCGCCGACTTTCTGAAGTCGATATAGTCTAGAGCTGGTGAATTGGTCTGTGCTGGCTTGTATGGTCTGGCCGATAGGTCGGACACATCGCGCGCTACCGAATCGGTAAATGCCCGAGCCGCGCGAGATTGCGCTGATGCGTTAGATGCCTGATTTGCCACCTCCTCAACCAAATCAATGATTGCATTGGTGTCGCCCGGGACAATCTTTAGCAGCTCCTCGAAATATTTGACAAGTTCGTGAGTTGGGAGAAACTGCTGCAGCCTCTGCCGCGTGAGCGGGGCTAGGATTGTTTTGTCAACCATTCAGCGGCTCCACGCGAGCTTCCAGCCTCATGAAACTGACCTTGGCGTCAGAGGTGCCCCGAAATTTCTGCATGCGGTAGTTTCGCACCATCCCATTTCCCCGCCAGGCCAGACGCTTCAGCCGCTCACCTTGCTTGCCTGCGGCAATGGGGCGCTCCATGCTCCACGTTTCGCCGTCCTCCGAGTAGCTGGCCCACACGACGGGATCAGCCCCGAACGCGACTCGACCAGGCAGGGCGACTAGCTCTAGGTCGTGGACGATCCCGCCACGCCCCTCGTTGTAGAGCATGAGCGTGCCAAACTCCCACCCAACAACCTCCCCGTAGTGGCTCGCAACCTCGTCAGTCATGACTCCAAGGTTAGAGGTTGTGGGGTCATCCGCAATCCAGCGATCGTAGGCCCACACAAGATTGCGCGCCCGGTAGGTCGAGCGGCCGACGACAGCCGAACTCAGCTCGAACCACACCGGCTCTTGGGCTGCTTTGGACGCGTTGAGGTCATAGACCAGGCACACATCAGGGAGGTGGATCATCAGCCAGTTGTGGCCCTTATCCACCTTCGCTCGGACGACGCACGCGCTCAACTCCGCTTCTGAGTAGTTCAGCAGCAGCTTGTCAATCTCACTCGTGCTTAGCTTCGTGGCATCGCCTGGCGCCATGGCCCACACAGCCGGGGCCTCGTTTTTGCCGGAGCCGACAAACGCGATTGACCCGCCAAACTTGCAGAACGCCTTGGTTCCGATAGCGCCGCGAGAAACCTGCGCGCCTTCGATAGGGGCGAATGGGAAATTGTCGCCGCCTACGTTTGAAAACACTTCAATGGTGTATCGGCCAATTGCATAGGCTTCGTTGAGCAGCTTCGTCACCCCCACAATTGGGTCAGGGTCGGCCTCAGCGGTGCCGTATTTCAGCGGGTTGACGGCTGTTTTATCGCTCAACTCCGTGACGATCAGAAACTCACCGTCTGTCGAGAGGTTGTATCCGGCGATCCAAGTCCCATCGATGACATTGCCAAGGTCGGTATCCGTCACTTGCGTGAGCGTCGAGCCATCCCAGTAATACAGCCGTCCACCGGACCAGATGGAGAGATAGTCCGGGCCGGTAACGATTGACAACGGCCCGCCCGCGCCAACGTCGCCAAGCTCCGTGATTGCGCCAGAGCTGGACACGCTGCAGAGCTTCGAGCCCATGACCCAGTACAAAACCCCGTTCCACCAATAGCCGCCACGGCCCACGCCAGGCCCGGAGCCAAAAAGCTCGATGCCATCGGCAGGGCGGATGTAGCCCTGACTAACGCCGCTCTGCTTCGGCACCGGCACCATGTTGCGCGGGTACTGCGTGCGCAAGTCTGCGGCAGTGTCCGCGTACAGGCCAGAGAGGATGGGGATTTGCATGAGCTTGCGGAGGGGATGGAAATCAGTAGCCCATTGCAGCCAGCCGGGCATTGGCGGCAGCGATCAATGGGCCCTGCCAGGCGTTGGGGCCGGCAGCGTCGCAGGACATCCCCCGTGGGTAGGCCGGGTCGGTGTCGTAGTTCCAGAGCAGGCTGATGTCAACGCCCGAGTTGATTATGGAATCAAGGTTGCGCTGAAATTTCGACGCTTGGTACAGCGCAGATGCAGTGCCAGAGAACGGTGTGCCGGGCGCGTTGTCGATAGGCGCCGTCGCGATCTGCCTGCTTGCAGAGAGCGTCGAAAGGGTGTATAGCCCAGACCACGCCCCAGCGTCAATAATCTGCACCTGGTCACCGGGCTCGCAGCACAGGGCGTCGGCACCGCTGACAGTGATCGTGGCCATGCCATTGGTCGCTGTGATGCTGCCGATATGCACCGGCTGGTCGCCCCACTCTCCCAAAACAAACGGCTTTCCGTAGATAGCCGGCCAATGCCGACAGCCGGCCAGGAACGAATCCAGCCCGCGATCATTAGGGGAGCAGTACGGCACGTTTCCGTACCAGTGCATTTGTGCCGCACTGGTCGGGTTGTCCAACACAAGCTCGCGGTAGTACTCTGCAAGTGGGAACGGAATTTCACCAGCCCCACCAGGCTTGGCATAACGGCATGTCCCGTGACCGGTGAGCGTGATGCGCTGGTTGTCAATGGCGCGCACGATGCCATCCCACCACGCTAGCATGTCGCGCATTTCTTGCTGGCTGTAGGTTGTCGTCGCGGTCGGATAGCTGGACTGCGTACCATAGGCGGTATTGACAGCCGCCCAGCTCATGTTTGTCTGGTTGGCGTAATTGTTAATCTCGTTGAACCCGACGTATCCACCCACAGCCTCCTCGGCCAAGTATCGTGTGACCATTCGTTCAGTGACCCTCTGCACCAAGCCGCGAGCGTTGCTGCCAGGGGTAAACAGGGCTCGGCCAGTCTCCCCCGTCAGGTCCGATGGCGTCAGCAAACGCGGAACGGCCACCAGTAGCACGATCTGCCCCCGGCTCCGAGCCGCTGCAACAAACGGGTCAACGTAGGTGGACAGGTACGCGTCAATGTCGGCGTTGGTGACAGTGCTCCACGTTTTTCCGTTCAGTACGGCCGCCGTCCACTGGTTTGGATAGATCGGGTAGGCGGCCGTCCGGATTGCCTTGACGCCGATAGCCGCCAGGTAGTCCAACCCGGCATCCCGCTCAGCCGCTGGCGTGGCAATAAAACCGGTCGGGTTTGTCTGCCCATAGCTGCGAGCTATACCCCACCTGTAGTTACAGCCGATGTTCCGAAAGCGAACACCATCCCGCAGGGTCGCCCCGTTGAGGCCGACGGTGAAACCGCGCAATGCCATGATTAGTTCCTGAAACGGAAAGTGACGCCGTTAGCGCCGGTCGTCGTGCCCGCCTTAAACTGCAGCCTGAACTGAGTCCCCAGGCCGACGCGCACGATTTCGGCGAATCCCGCCACGATCTGCGCATTAGTCCAGCTCTTGAGTACCTGGACAACGCCTGATGCGACCGTGACCTGCAGTTCGGCCGTACTGTCCCCGGACAAAGTGCCGGTCGGAGTGCAGGTTAACAGGATTTCGTCGGCCGATGCGGTGTAGAACGTGCCGCTAGGGGAGATTGAGCCGCCATTGATGAGCAGTGGCGTAACAATGGCTGTGCTGGATTGTGTGACAGCCTGGGTTTGGGTGGCGTTGATCGATCCAGCGGAGGCGGTAAAAGTCATGACGGTCTCCTTAGACGTTGATGTAGACAGAAAGAGGGCCGCCGGTTTGGACGGTAACCTTGAAATAGTAACCACGGAAGGTGCCAGCGCGTTTGGCTGCGAGGGCTAGGGCGACGAAGTAGGCCGACACGGCCAAAATGCCGACCTCAAACTGCGTGCTGCTTGCGTAGCTGATCGTGTACGCCTGCCCGGCCGTGGTGACGCCATCAAAGCCGAAGTCGACCGCAGCGGTTGAGGCCGTGGAGCCGGAATCAAGCGCGTATGCGATCCGCTGATCGGGCGCGAACTGGACCCACGAGCTGGACTGCCCTACCAATGCCCCTTCTAGGACCAGGTTGCAAGCCCCTGACACCGATGATGGCCGCCCAGTCTGGTCTAGTGCGTCGGTTGTCGAAACAACTTCGTAGACAGCGCCGGCCCCTGCGCCCCAAACCTGCACGGAGCATGTATCGCCAAACGGGCCAACAGTAGATGTGGTGTCGATTGACTCATCCACGGTAGGGCGTTGCGATCCGCCCAAGCCAGACACGCGGTAAATGCCTTGACCAGTGAGGATAACCTTTTGACCCGCAGCAATGGGGACGGTCGTTGTGCTGCCGGCGGAGACGGTGATTTGAGCCATGATTACCCCACTCGATACCAGATTTTCAGGACGCCTTCAAACTTGAGGCGGAAGAATGCATTTGCCGCCAGCGTGGTCGGGGCGCCCGTGACTATGGCCCCATTTCCGGTGATGGTCGGCGTCGTGACGGCTTGGGTTGTGTTGACCAGCAGCTCCTGCCCGTGCGCGCAAGTGGCGACGGCTGGGAGCGTGATCGTTCCGGCTGCGTAGCCAGCGGCGGGCGTCAGCACCAGCCAGACGGATTGCCCATCCGTGGGCGGGGCAATGGCGACGTTGAAGCCGGTCGCGCTGGGCGCTGCGTATTGAGTGGCAAACGTGCCATCCTCAAGCCCATCCAGCACCACGGCCTGAAGCTGGGCCAGCGATGTGCGCCGGCTACCACCGTTGGTCGTTGAGAAATAAGGGATCTGATCGGAAGCGGAGATATCCGCCTGCGTCAGTTCGTTGATCGTTGCAGACATGATTACTCCGTGATTTCCAACTCTCCGCCGTTACTCACGGTCAGCGGGTCGGGATTGGATTGGGTGAAAAACGGCGTGCCGATGGGCGATCGGTTGCCGGCCCCAACTGGCAGCGTGTTGGGCATCGATGTGGGAAGCGGCTGGGCTGCGTCGATCAGGAGGCGGTCATATCCGTCCCGTGCGGCGCGGCGGGTGTCCACAGAGGGGGTTTTGCCGAAGCGCGGCGCGATGCGGATAGCCAGGTGCATTGCCACGGTCTCGGCCACGGAATCGGCCAGGCCAGAATCTGCGTCTGGGTCATCGCTGGACAGGTTGTAGCCCACGCGGATGCCGTTGCCGTCCCATGTCGCCATCTGCATATCAAGGCGGGACAACGCCCACAGCACCTCGTCAGGCTGCAGGTCAAAAGCGCTCGTTGCTAGGCCGTTCTCTGCGAAGGCCATTTCGATCAACTCACGCTTGGTAGTCACTTGCGGGCCTCCGCGATGAGCTTGGAAAGGCTTTCATCGGTGGCATTCTTGCGCCAGGTCAGGCCGAGTTCACGGGCTTCGGCTTCCAGCTTCTTGCGGGCCGTGGGCTCTTCGGGCTCTGCAACCTTTTCGGCTGGTTTATCGTATTGGCTGAACAGCCAGCCATCGGCCAGCGCTTGCGTCGCCTCGTCCTTGTCTGCAACGGTGCGGACTTCGTACAGGCCAGTTTCCAATTGCCAAGCCCCGCCGGGCCGGCACATGAAACGCGGGAATTCCAAGTTGTCCATAACACCTCGCAAAAAGCCCGGGGGATGAGCCCCGGGCTTTTTGCG